GCAACGCAATTTCAAGCACAAGCTTACAAAGAATTATTACCTAGTGATGGTCCCGTGAGAACAAAAGTCGTTGGCACAGAGGATGATGCTACAGCGAATCAAGCTTCACGAGTCCAGGACTTCATGAACTATATGCTCATGGAAGAAATGGAAGAGTACACACCTGAGATGGACCAACTATTATTTCATTTACCTCTTACAGGTTCTGCATTTAAAAAAGTTTATTATGATGAAGTAATGAAAAGAGCAGTTTCAAAATTCGTGCCTGCTGAAGACTTAGTCGTTCCTTATTACGCTACAGATTTAATGGATTGCGAAAGAATTACCCATGTCGTTAAAATGAATGAGAACGATATATTGAAACAACAAAAAGCAGGATTCTATAGAGACATAGAATTAAAACCTGTGCAAGGTAAAATATCAGATTTAGAAAAAAAATATCAAGAGCTTGAAGGTATCACACCATCAGGAGATAAGGTTTATTCATTTAACATTTTAGAAATGCATGTAGATTTAAATTTAGATGATTTTATTTATGATGAACCTAGCAAAGAAGTAAAAATTCCATACATCGTAACGATCGATGAAGGTTCAGGTGAGGTTTTATCTATCTATAGAAACTATGATATGGCAGATGAAACAAAAAAACGTAAAGAATATTTCGTACATTTCAAATTTTTACCAGGATTAGGTTTCTATGGCTTTGGTTTAATACACATGATCGGTGGATTAACTAGAACAGCTACACAAGCATTAAGACAATTATTAGATGCAGGTACATTATCCAACTTACCAGCTGGATTTAAGTCTAGAGGTATAAGAATTAGAGATGATGACCAGCCATTTCAGCCAGGAGAGTTTAGAGATGTTGATGCGCCAGGGGGAAATATTAAAGATCAGTTTCAAATTTTACCATTTAAAGAGCCAAGCGGGACGTTATACCAACTTTTAGGTTTTGTTGTGCAATCAGGACAGAGATTTGCAAGCATAACTAACATGGATGTTGGTAATGATGCACAAAATAGAGCGGTTGGAACAACAATTGCACTACTTGAGAGAGGTTCAAGAGTGATGAGTGCTGTACATAAGCGATGTTACTACGCAATGAGAAGAGAATTTAAGATGTTATCTAAAATTTTTTCAATTTATCTACCACCAGTTTACCCATATGCAGTTTATGGAGCAGATCGAGCGATAAAAGTGCAAGATTTTGACGATAGAGTGGATGTAATTCCAGTTGCAGACCCAAATGTTTTCTCAATGTCGCAAAGAGTGACGTTGGCAAACGAAAATTTAAAGATTGCCATGTCAAATCCACAACTTCACAACATTAGAGAGGCATATCGAAGAGTATATGAAGCATTAGGTACAAAAGACATCGATCAATTGTTAAGACCTGATGAAACACCAGTGCCAAAGGACCCTGCTATTGAAAATACAGAAGCTATGCAGATGAGAATACCTACAGCTTTTCCACAACAAGACCATGATGCCCATATTGCTGCGCATAGAGCGTTTATGGCAACGAGAATGGTACAAATTAATCCAATGGTTTACGCATTATTGCAAGGACACATTTCTCAACACGTAAGTCTGAAGGCTCAAGGTGAAGTAGGTGCCATGATCCAAGCAGATCCAATGATGCAGCAACAAATGCAGAACGATCCTCAAGGAACTCAGATACAGATAGAAGGAATGATTGCAAGAAGGATAGCTGAGATTACAACTCAGTTAGCTCAAACAGAAACAGGAGCAACAGATCCTATTGTTGCATTGAAACAAAGAGAATTAGATTTAAAAGCTATGGAAATGCAGGCTAAGAATCAAAAAGATATGATGAGTATGGATCTTAAAGAATTAGAAGTAGAAGAGAAACTTGATATAGACAAAATGAAACTAGAAAATCAAGAGGCTCAATCGGCTGAAAGAATAAGAGTGGCAAGAGAGAAACTTAGACAGCAGAAAGAGATTGCAAATGCAAGATTAAAGAAGGATAATGTTAAGAAATAAATAGGAGACTAAAATGATTAATTTATTGATGCCAGGTGGTAAAGTTTTATTCACATATTCTAAGAAAAAAATAAAAGATGCTTTAAAAAAAGGTGCAAAGAAAATAACCAAAAAAGAAGCAGAAAAAATTACAAAAATGGGAAAATTTACACCATCTTCTGGTACCGGTGGAACTGTAGGTAGATTTTTGCAAAAAGATGAAAAGGTTATGCAGGTGCCTATGGCTTCAAAATTACAGATGAGAAAAATTAGAAAATCGATATCAGAAAGCGTAAAAGATTTTATGAGTAAAAAAATGAAGAAGAAAAGCGGAGGCGTTGTTGATACTGGAGATTTCGGTTCAGAGGCGGCTAACGTAGCTAATCTAGAAATGGGTAACGCTGTTATTGGTTACACAGGTGGTGACGATAATAATTCTAGTCCAACTAACCAAGCTAAAGTTACTACAGGAGATTCTTCTGACTCTGCTACCACTTCAGCTTTAAATACTATTGGAAAAGCTGTCTTTGATGTAAGTGGAATGGGATATGCTTACAAAGGTGCTAAAAAATTAGCAGAAAAATTTCAAGGAGTAAGGACAAAACAAAAAAAAGCTACTGCAGATGCGAGATTAAAGGGAAATAAAATTTTTACTTATAATAAAAAAAATACTTACAATCCTCCAACTCCAAGTGATAGTGGGGATCCTCCTAAAATACTAAAACTAAAACCTTTAAATGTTAAAGAACCTATTAAACCTCGAGGAGACAGGCCTAAGGAAAATTTTTTTCCATTTCGAGCTTATAAAGATGGTGGCGGAGTAAAATCAGGGCCTCCACCAAAAAGTGGCCCTAACCCACAAGTACCTCCTGTTAAAATGAGAAAAGGCAAAATGACCAAAGCTTACAAATTCTCTTGTCCTTCAAGACCTGATGGTATAAGAGGTATGGGAGCGGCTATGAGAGGACATAAATTTACAGGGGTCAAATGAGTCTTAGAAAGACTATCATTGAAGCATTAAATAAAAAATACGATGGTGAAGTTGCGCAAGCAGATGCAACAATCAAAATATATCTAGACAATCCAGTGGCAATTGGAGAACATCCACAACATTTAGAAGAAATAGATAAGCTTTTACAAAAATCAGTTGACGCTAAAGAAAAAAAAGAGATATTAAAAAGTTATGAGTAAAGATCCAAAAGTCGGCACAGGTAAAAAACCAAAAAATTCTGACAGAAGATTATACACAGACGAAAATCCTAAAGACACTGTAAGAATTAAATTTGCGTCAGTTCAAGATGCAAAAAATACTGTTAACAAAGTTTCAAATATAAATAAACCTTTTGCTAGAAAAATACAAATATTAACTGTAGGAGAACAGAGAGCGAAGGTTATGGGAAAAACTGCAGTTGCAAATATTTTTAAAGCAGGTAAAAATAAAATTAGAAAAAAAGAAGGGAGAGCATAATGGCTTGGTTTAGTTTAGCAAAAATAGCAATGCAAGCTGGCGCAAGGATATATTCTAATCGTCAAAAAACAAAGATGGCTATGTCAGATGCACAGCTTATGCACGCAGAGAAGATGGCTCGAGGTGAGGAAGCTTACCAGGGCAAACTTTTAGAAGCGAGGCAAAACGATTATAAGGATGAATTTGTACTTGTAATCATCTCAGCCCCCATTATTGTGTTAATGTGGGCAGTGATGTCGGACGATCCAGCAGCGATGGAAAAGGTAAAATTATTCTTTGAGTATTTTTCTACACTTCCATCTTGGTTTACAAACCTGTGGATTTTGGTTGTCGCGAGCATTTTTGGAATAAAGGGTACACAAATTTTCCGTAACGGCAAAAAATAGTGAGTGCTGAAACACTACTTGTTTATAATCTCTGTGGTTTACAGAGAGATAATACCAAACAATGGATAGCAAACATTGAGGATTTATTACAAGATGATGATGAATTTGATTTTTGTATATCCGCTTGTAATCTAAAAGACGAAACCAAAAAATATTTTAAAGAATACTTTAAACATAGAAAAGTAAAACTACATTTTGTTGATGATGTATTACCAGTAAATGTAACATTTAATTTTGCTTGCATGTTACACCCTAATTATAAATATTATGTTTACTGTGCATCAGACATACGAAGAAACGCACAAGAAAAAATTATCACTAAGTTAAAAGAGTTTCATATAGAAAATAATAACGCTATGACAGCGGCATATGTTTTAAATGATGCATTACCTTTTAATCAATCACATTATAAAGATCAGTTAAAGGTTGGTAAGAATGTAACCTTTAAACCAGGTGAAGCTTTTAATTGTCACTTTGTAATGTTTGATGGTTTGATTAAGAAAAAAACTAATAAGTTAATACCTGACATTTTTGCATCTTGGTGTACAGAAAGTGTATTTTTTTATATATGTGCAGCCTTAGAAAAAAATATAGGAATGTTAAATTCAATTAGTGTATCTCTTTTTCACCCACAGGCAGATCAAGATTTAGATGGTAACTCTTCAGGTTTTTCTGTAGGTAAAGGCCCCGAACATTTATTTAAATCAAAATTAACAGTTCAAGAGAGACTAATGTCAGAGGAAGCGTTTGAAGTTGGTTTTGGTTATGAGGAGGTTAATGGTTTATTCAGACATAATCCAAGAATGTATATTGGTAACAAAAATGGAAATCCTACTAAATTACTAGGGTTTATAAAAAAAGCGGTATATCTATCAGAGGATGAATTTAATTATAAAAATATAAAACATGAAAGATGTTAATTATTATTCTTTTCAAAGTAAAAAACCCTTAACTCCTTTTGCACCATCTTGGAATTATAACTTTGTTAAAAATAATATTAGATCAAAAATAGATTGTTATGAATTAGCAAAAAAAATATTAAAGTGGGAGCCTCAAATATTAAAAAAGTTTTTGTTACATAAAAATGATGGTTATACATCTTTAGGCAAAGATAGTTTAACATCCAAACATTCTTTTTATAATATCTTCGAAATAGAAGACAATTCTATTAATATTTTAATAAAAGAAATATTAGATTTACATGATGAATTTTTAAAAAAATTAAAATTACCTTTACCCAATAAAATAAAATTAAAAGGCTGGGCTAATGTTATGCGCCAGGGAGAAAAAATTGAACCACATTTACATAGTGTAAATCCTGATTCATATTTAAGTGGTCATTTCACAATACAATGTAAAAATACTTCTACATTTTATATAAATCCAGTAAATCAAATTAATGATCCTGAAGTAATAGAAATTAAAAACGAAGTAGGAGAACTAACCATCTTTCCAACTTGTTTACCACATTATACAAGTAAACATAAAGATAAATCAGAAAGAATTACAGTTGCTTTTGATATGCATGTGGTTTAAAAGAACTTCTAATGAAAGATCTTATTAATTTTTGGATACCATCCAAAGGTGAAGAGTCAATAATCAAAACTATTGAAAGCATACAAAAACAAACTCATTCAAATTGTAAAACTACTATTGGAACAGATAGTGAAGAAGGGCATGAATCTATATCTGACATACTAAAACAAATAAAACCAAAGAACACTATTCATTACAAATTTCCTGAAAAGGTAACAGAGGGTCGTCCTGAGTTGCTTACAACTAGTGCAATATATTCACTAAATTATGATTACTGGCAACCAATAGGTTGTGGAGATTGGTTTGAAAAAAATCACGCAGAAGAAATTATTAAGACTTATAAGCAAGGAGCAGATTGGGTTTTTACTCTTAGACAAATTTGGGATAAGGAGGGTAATTTTATCTGTAAAGATATATTTGAAAGTATTGGTTTTTATCCTGTGTGGAACACACCCAATTACTATTTTGTAGATGGACAATCTTTTTGTATACCTAAAGGAATGGCTTACAGATTAGGTCATGCATTCTGTATGTCTAGAGAATATAATCAAAGAACTGACAAATTTGTTTTTGATTACTTTGCAAAATTTTATCCTAAATTTAAATGTACTAAAAAATATACATTAAACTTTAAATTAGATCGTGGCTCAGATCAAGATCTTGACTTTGCAAAAAAATGGTATAAAGCAGGAGAAGATCATATGAAAAAGAAATTTCCAAAAGGTGATTACCCATGGCTCAACTAATAGATCCATATTCAGCAGAAGTTCTAAAAACGCACTTGAACAAAAAGATAGAACAAATCAAAGAGCATATTTGCTACAGTGTAGACAGTGTCGACAAATTGCAGTATGCTAAAGGCAAACTCAGTTCTTATGAAGAACTGCTACAGGACGTGAAAGGCGACCTGCAAACGGAGGATAAAGATGGTACAGATAATCAAACCTAAACCTACCCCTATCATAAATGATAAAGGTAAAACAGGTCATGATTCAATTCCAACAAGTCCCGAAGGTATAAAGGAATATTTGAAAGTAATTCCTGAGCCAGTTGGCTACAGACTTTTAATTAGACCTTACCAACCTGCCCCTAAAACAAAAGGGGGACTTCATTTAGCAGATACAACAAG